CTTCTATATTATCAAACTCTTTAGCAAACTCTCTAAGCTTCTTAATTATTGCCTTTTCATCCAACTTAGGTTTGCCTGTAGGAGTAGTCTCAGGGGCATCAGCCTGCCTAGCTGCAGATCCGGCAGTAGGAAGAGGGCCGTCCTTTAATGATTTAGCGTAAATAGCTTGAGCTTTCTCAAGAGTCTTTGCTGTACCAATCTCCAAATATGTATATATGGATCCATCAGCATTGTATATGGCTCGCGCAACCACATGAACAGTTCCTTCTCCCTTTGTGCGAAAAGTAATTAACCCATCTTTGTCGGCAGTGCTTACGCCCAACTTTCTTCCTTCTCCATCAGTTCTATTTTGCCATGAGGTTGTAGCTTCAGTAGTAGGAGCCGGTGCAGCTTCGGCAGTAGCAGCAGGCTCTGTTGTTTCAGCTACAGGCTTCTTAGGCTTAGGCTTGCTGCCTCCAAAATTCTTAATTGTATCTTCTACCGGAACAAGAACATTAGAAAGGCCTTCTTTAGGGAAAGCTTTTCCAATTACAGGTTCGATCTCCTTAAGTAGGGCTGTTCTATTAGAGCCCTTGCCCAGGTCGTATAATGCATAGAACTCCTTAGCAGTGAGTCCTTTGTCCATAGCTTTCTTTAAAGCAGCCCTTGCTGCGTTTGCTTCATCCTGATAGGCCTCAGGACCATAGCCATCAATCTTTGCAGAATCAATGCTTTGAGCAAGATGCTCAAAAGGGCCATCAATTAATTTCATGACTTCCTTGGAGGGTTGTTCAATCCAATCACCATCCTTGTTATTAGTAACGCCGTTTTTCTTTCTCCATTCGACAACCTTAGGATCATTAAGATCAATGCCAGAAGCAGCAACCTGTCTTGCCGGAGCAGTATCTGCAAGGTCCTGGGCATACTCCTGAATGCCGTCTACTGTGTTCTTAAGCACCTCAAGCTGAGTGCGGACATCAACGGCAAGCTTAGCCTTGTCTTTATTGCCAGCCTTAAGAGCGGCAGCTTCTGCCTTGTTCTGAGCTTGGATCATCAAGTCAATAGACTTAGAGTATCCTGCAGCCGCATCAGCAGCATAGACATAATCGACAGTTCCTTTGCCGCCCTCTAGCACATTAAGAAGGGAAGTAACATTCTTAGCGATGCTGTTGCTCCTTGTTGTCAAGGTGCTGATAATTTCAGGGATGTCTTTAGATCCCGGAAGTCTCATAACAGCAAGCCTTGTAAGGGCATCTGTAGCCTTGTCTTTAAACTGAGTGACCAGGGGCATGTTGGCCTGGCCTGTAGGAGTATTGGCTACCTCAACCTGGCGCACCGCAGCAGCTTCAGCATTGATGGCAGCTTGCACATCCTGTCGTAGGTCTGGCTTCTTGTAGTCAGGGAAATAGGTGGCTACATCAAAACCGGGATCAAAGTTTTCCTTAATAGAATAAGCTAGGTCGAGGTACTTTCTCAGCTGCTTCTGGTTATAGGGAAGCTCTGCAGCAGACAAGCTGACCTCAACGCCTCCGGCTTCATCCTTAAGGCCTTGGTCAACAATTTCTCTCCACATAGAAATCTGGTCGTTAGCCATTTCCAGATCTTTTCTAGCAGCGTTAGACATAGGTGTCGGAACATTCTTAGCAGCGTCACCCTGTCTAGCTGCGTTAGTATTAACATCCCTTGCTGCTTCAATAGCTAACGCTTCAGCATTAGTGGCCTCTGCGTTAGCCTGTACAATGCCACGCTTTTCAGCGTCAACTTGATCTCTCTTTTTATTTGCCAATGCTTTAACGTTTTCATACAACTCGCTTAGAACTGGCAATGCATACTGAGCCCTTTCCTTTTCTGACTTTCTAAAAGTTGGACCTACAGAACGATTAGATTTTTCGTAAGCAATTTCATACAGTCTTCTGACATACTCCTCAGTTGTTTTAGGAGGTCTGTTGATAAGATCTCCCTCGTAAGCTTTAATCCAATTCATTATCACCTTTGGGATAGCCTTACCTTCCAACGAGTAAACATCGCTAATCTGCTCTAGAGCAATAGCAGGGTTAGACTCAATAGAACTGGTGGGATCTACAACTTTCCCCTTTTCAATTGGAGGATCAATAGTCGTTTCAGGGCCTCCGGCTCTGCGTACTGCTTCCGCTTCAGCTTCTGCTGACTGTTCTCCGACATCTGCCCTGTTAAGCTTCCTAGGCGGCACATTGTCATCAGCAGCGCCCATGAAATTGCCTTGGCTTAGCTTGTAGGCAGCATCATTGACTCTAATAAATCTGCCATCAGCGTCCGCTTCAGCTCCGGTCCAGCGATTAGCACTAAAGGTTGTGTAAGGATGCGTAGGACCTCTTAGGCCAAGTTCACCCCAATCTGCTGGCTGGTTAATGTATGCGTCACCCTTCTTCTTTTGGAAGTCAAAGATGAAATGCATGAGGTCTCTAATGTTCTCACCTCTTGTCGGATTGTTTCCGGTAGGGTCAAACAACTCAGCAGAAGGGATCGCGTTCTCTGTACCAAGCTTATTGTTTGTACCCTTGTTAAGGTTTGTAATGTAGTCCTGCATGTAACCATACAGTTCAGACATCGTAAGGTTATTGGCCTTAGCGAGGTCGCTGCCAGCGGCAATACGAACTCTAGGCTCAATGCCCTTCTTCCAGTCAAGTCCGTTGACATTGACCCTTGCTGCAATAATAGCCCCTGCATTGTCGGTTTCCCATGCGACAGTAAGCGAAAGCGGGAGCAGTGCTCTATGCTCAGGAGCAAGCAATGGGCTACCCCATTCTCTAAGACTAGGCGTGGACTGAGGAGTATAAACTGTTTCCTTAGACTCTCCGGAATACATGCCTTGGATAAGGCCAATCTGACCATCAGATCTAAAGACAGCTTTGCTATAGGCAAGCAGGGTCTTCTTAATGTTCTCAGGAACATCAGGGTTATTAAGCATCACCATAATCTCAGGTGCGCTAAGGTTTCCGGTGATCGTATGCGTCTCTCCGTTCTTATTCTTTTCAACCCTCTTAACGCCACGGACAATATTAGGATTGTCTGAGCGAACACGCTCAAGCTCCACGATAGACTGGTTCATCATTCCAGCCTCGATGCGTACAATTTCCTTAGGGTCACGCAGGTTGCCAGATTCGTCTACCCAATGAGAAACATTATTAGCAGTGACCCAGGCTCTTCTTTCTTCAGGTTTAAGCTTGCGTAGGTCAACTAAAGCTCTGCCTTCTGCGTCAAGGCCTCCCTTTCCGGATCTCTTAATAGCCTCTCTAGAGAGTCGTTCAAGGGCCGTAATTGTAATTCTTTTTCCTGTAGCAGGATCTGTAAAGAAGCTTCTAATTCCAGTCTGAGTTCCGGGAGCAGCAGAAGCATTAGCTGAAAGCTGGGAATGCCCTTCCAAAGCAAGGGAAGTGTCTCCCCTCATTGTGTTTAGGATTCTTTCTGAGAACCCATAAAGCGTCATACCCCATGAACCATTTTCAAACAAAGCAAGCTTGTTGGGGGTTCCAGCAAGTGTAGTTGTCTGTTCTAGGTGAAGACCAACATAGTTGGCAAAGATTTCTCTAGTAAGAGAAGAGATAGCGGTTTGATCTCCTGTTGTAAGATACTCACGGACAGCAGAAAACGCATTTGCTTCCCACGCTCCATCAAGGTTTGCGCTTTTAGCGTGTGCTCTGATCATGTCGGCAATTAATGCCGGATTAAGAACGCCATCCTTTGTTGCCTGGTGAACTAGTTCTGTTGTGAAAAACTCATATGTATCAACAGCTTTTCCGGCCTTAAGGGCCTCATCAACAACACGCTTGTTTTCTTTCATCGTGCCTGGGTTCTTACCCATGTTGCCGAACAGCTTTATAGTAGCGTCTTTGACTACTGTTTCAATGCCACCAGCAAGCAACACGGCTTCAGCAGCTTCATGCCACATAGCTTTTGTCGTAAGCCTATCGACATTCATGTAGACAATAGGGCCGTCCTTTGTTGTTTCAATCGTAAGGCCCTTAAATGTGATCAGCGGGTTTCCGGTGATTTCATTAACGCCTGCTCTAACCCTTGCGTTGACTGTGGCAGGGTCAATTCCATTCGCTCTGATAAATGTAAGGTTGTCTCCAATCTTAAGAGACTGAGCAATCTCATTTTTTCTGATCTGAAGTTGTTTGATCTTTGCCTGGACCATCATCTTTTGTGTACCAATGTCCATCTTCTCCTCAGTGGTAAGTCTTGGATCCTTAAGCCTATCGGTAAGCTGTCTGGCAACATCTCGCTGTGCCTCAAAATCAAGAGTCAACACTCTAGACTCTTCTGTCATCTTGTTGCGAAGTTCCGTAGCAATCTTGGCAAATTCTTCCTGCTTGAGCTTTGCGCCAATGATATCTTCCGGAGTTCTAAAACCAAGGGCAACCATCTTGCGGATGCTTTCAGACTGATTAACCATACCATAGTCATAGGCAAAACGAAGCATGTTAGCGGACTTGCCGTCAATGAATCGAATCTTTGCCTTGGTGGAGTTATCAACGCCAAGAACAAACCCAAGGAAGTCTTCTTCAAAACCTGCTTTAAGGGCGGTGTCGTGAGCCTTGATAAACATCATCATGTTGGTAGGATCACCTTCCATGGTCATGCCCATTCTATTAAAGGCATCACTTCTCATGGCGTTGAGTCTTGTTCGACCAAGGCCCTTGTTAACACCAAGAGCCATGTAATAACCTACAGCAGAGAAAACAGTTCCAATGGCAAGGCCCTGGCCTTTAGAGTCTCGGTCTTTACCGTAAACCATAAGCTCAGCAACGCCGCCGCCCTTGACACCAAAGTCATATAGGGCTCGCTTGCCAAAACGGAGTCCGCCTTCTATGCCAAAGTTAGCAACAAAGTTAGCAATACCCTTAGGACCCATTACTTCCGTAGGATCAAATCCATAGGCTTCCGGGTTTTTAGCAATCTTAGCAGCATAGCCACGCCAAAGCGTAGGGTCACCTCTGGCAATTTCATCGCCCCAGACCTTCACAAACTTGCCGATAGATTGACTGTTGTATCCAAGCACTCTTGCGCCAGCAACAAAGCCAAGGACATTAATCATGTACTTAGGGTACTTAAGCCATGTTTGGTTATCAGCAAAAATAGTGTCTGCTAGGTTGATGCCCAATGCAGCCCCAAATGCAACCTTTGCTCTGAAGACAAATCTAGCTTGGGATTGATCCCTGAGGAATTCTTCAACCTTCTGGCCTGCACCTTTTCCAAGTGTGGCGGACACGCTTCCACGAAGAGCACCCTCTACAATATCAGCACTGCCATTAAGCAATCCGGCAAGCGAAAGGTCTCTCCAGAAACCTCTTCCAAGCTCTCTACCGCCCAAGACCCACTCGCCAAAAATAGATGTGAACTTACCTGCAGTTCTTCTGACAACGCCAGCATTGCTGTTTGTGTCAGCTGTTTCGGCTGCAGCTCTTGACGCATCTGCCTGGGCAGAGGCCATTGCTGCTACCTGTCTTTGTCTGGCAAGCTTATAGACCTCAGAGGTCTTTTCGCCCATGATAACTTGCATGCGTTGTTCAACGCTCATACTTGCCCACACTTGAGGGCCTTCAGGAACTCCAGCAAAAGAAGCTGGAGGATCAAGGTTTCTAAGTTTATCAGTTCCAGAAAGAAGTTGCCACTGTTCTTCAGTCATTGCAACGGCTGCAGGCTTAGGGAAAGAGTTTAAGACATCATCAATAAGCTTTGTTGTGAACTTGGAAGGATCAAGGGCCATTGGATTTTCCAAAATCCTACGAAGACCCATTTCAATAAGTTGCTCTTGGCTAAGTTTAGTTGCGTCCATACCAGCATCCGCAGCAGCCTCAAGGCCAGTAGCCTTCATAAAATCGTCCATGCCAGCAAGGCCCTTAGCAATAGTAGCTACATCAAGAGCAAAAGACTCAACGGAAGCTAGTTTAGCAATAGCAGCATATCTAGAAAGCATTGATGCTTCTGCGGCAGAGGCGGCTTTCATGGCCCGAAAAGCACCAGAGCCAAGTCCGTAAATCATCATGGGATCCATCCATGTTTGTCCTGGGCTCCAGATGTTGGGATCTGGCATAATGCCGGGGCTATGGGCAGGATCTACTTCAAATGAACTTCCTTTGTGAGGAGCCCAAACCATATACTCTCCGGAAGCCCACTTGTTCATTGAGGCAATATCATCGGCAGCAGTGTTAATTCTGGCTGCACGAATGCTCTTAGAATCTTTTATCTGAGCTAGCAGTTTTCTTGCTTCATCCTGTTTACTAGGATCGTCCTTAACAAATTGATATTCATGCTCAAGCGCCAGGTGTCTAAGCTTGTCATCAGCAGCACCATGCCAAGATAAAGGATCTTTGCTAGCGTCAGCCGCTAGGTTATACCAACCCTTAAGCACTCTAGTTCCAGCCTCAACTGAGCCCATAGTTTTGTTACCTGCACTTTCCCAGAAAGAAGGATCACGGAACAAAGGTTGTGCTCTAAACACCTTTCCGTCCTTACCTTTAACTTCAGGCGGATTTACATAACGCTTGTACAGTTCAATGTATCTGGATCGTTCAGCATGCACTTCTCTTACTTCACGCCCTGACATTTCTGCAACGGCTATAGCATTGTCTTTGCTGGCTCTTCCGGCCTTAAGCTCGTCTACCCCAATTTTTAGGGTAACGCCCTGCATGACGAAAGATTTGGCTTCCTCTTGAAGTTCTACCCAATTAGGCTTGTCCTTATAATAAGGATTAAGAATCGGGGTTCCGTCTCCAATAAGGTGTTGAAATGTGTGTCCAACCTCGCTGCCTACCATGCCTAAAACTTCAGCAGCACCATGTAGCAAGGTAATCTGTCTGTTTGGGTGGTCGTAGAAATACTCATAATCAGCCACATCCATCTTTGCCTTTTCTGTAAGCAGCCCGGATTCTTTTTCTATTTCAAAAGGTCTTTCTCCAGCCAAGATCTTCTGGTGCAGTTTCATGCCACGGAAGAACATTGAGTCCGTGTTAATGGTAGCTACAAGAGCAGCACTAGCCATGGCAAGGTCATCGCCTTGCTGTTTTACGGCAGCTTCATAACCCCTATTTTCTATCAACGCTGTTTCTTTTGGCTCCCTAGGAACTAACGCAGATAAAGTAAGCTTGTCTTTGTCGATCTCTTTTTTTGCTTTATCAGTAGCGTCACCTTTGGCCTCAGAAGCGCGAGTTGATCCACCAGCACCACCGTAAAGATTTTTCTGGGGGAGAAAACCTCTTAGGTCTTCTTTGCTTGGCTTAATCTCTCCGGCAGCAACCTTTTTGGCGTACTGCTCAGCTTCTGACAAAGCAAAGTCCCTGGGTAATTCCAGGGGCTTTTGTAGGGGTTTAGTTGTTTGAGAGGGATCGGAATCCATTATTTAGGTTCAGTAGTAAGAACGCCTTCAAGGGTTCTGTAATCTTTAAATGCGGGGTTAAGTCTAGCTGCTTCAGTAAGCTCGTCAGCGGTAAGCTTTCCTTGTTCGTTTCTGAGATAGATATTAACATTGTCAGCACGAAAAGGAGCTTCGTTAATAGTTTTAATCAAAACAGATCCTCTTGAGGCATCAAGATATGGATCTCCTTTATCATTAGCAGCAGCAAGAACAGCTTGTAGATGTTTCATTTTACCTAATCCATCAAGACCAGCAAAATTTCCGGAACCAGCATAAAATTCGTTAATCAATGTTTTAGTTCGATCAGGCAATCCGCTGTAATCAAGAGCAGACCCTGTGCCTACTTTTTCAAGGCCAGGAACAGAACTCATGTGATTCTCATAGTTTTTAGCAAACATGATTTTCATGAACCTGTACTGTGCAATATCAAAGGCCGCTAAGGAAGTGATATCAGATCCCATAGGTAAGGCGGAAAGGATTGTACGCAATTCCGTGTCAGACTGCTGATTACCACCAGCGACCATTGGTCTTACTGATGCAATAAGAGTAGGCTTTGTAGCGTTAAAGACAGCTCTAGCTTCCGGGCTCCAAGCTCTGCTCACGCCATATTTTTCATAAGCAGCAATAACTTGATCAATGCCGTACTCTAAAGACTTTCTAGCAGTCGTAAGGTTAATGACATATCGAAGTTCTGTTTTATTGTCGATCATGCCCTTCCATCCAAAGAACTTTGCAGGGGTAAGTGTTGACCCGGAAATCTGGCCCTGCTTAAGAATTGCATCATAAGATGCGTTAACTTGATCCTGATACTTTTTTGCTTCTGTAGAGATAAACTTCTGTGTATTAGGAGAAAGCTTGTTAAATTCTTCTTGAGACATGCCGCCAAACATCTTACCATAATCCAATTGAATGTTAGGAGGAAGAACAACGCCAGCAGTGTCACTAACGCCCATCTGCTTGGCAGTCTTGAACACAGCTTTGCCGCCTTGGTAGACCCAGGAATAGCCTTCTCCGGAGTTAATAACAGTGCCATCTGGAATCTCAGCAGCAAGCTTTGCAGCAAACTCTTCGTCATCCTTTGAAATATTAATGCCTGAAGCAACTTCAGGACCAAGCTGTTGTGCTACTGTTTCTCTTAATGAAGCTTTCTTGTCCCTAATGCCATCAAGAATAATTTGTCTTCTTTGGTCTTTAGTCTGTTCAAGAAGTGCAGGATTACTGTAACCGGACTTAATTGCTTCAAGGGCTGCAAAGGATCCAGCTTTTGTTTGTTCGTCTTTAGCAAGGTCAAACGCAGCAAGAGTTGTAGAAGCTCTTTGCGAGGCAGCAGCTACCTCTTTCTCATTTCTTGTTACTTCAGTTTCATACCCAGATATATCTGTGATAGAATTGAGGTCAACAGGGTTTTCCGATGTCCTGTCTAGATCCTGCCTAGCAAGGTTATAGGCATTTCTTAGTGCGTCTACCTTTGGCTGTCCAGCTTTTGTAGCGTTCTTGCTGGCTTCTGCCGCTGAAGCTTGAACATTTTTGTTAAAGAGAGCAGGGGCATCAGGTACTCCAGCAATTACATCAGTTCTTACAGACGGACTAATCTGAGTGTTTAACTTTGCACCAAGGTCGAATCTCTTTGTAAGTTTTTCTACAGGATCAGCAGCATTGGCTGCAGCAGTAGTAGCTTTGCTTTCTTCATTAGTCATCTGGCGAAGTTTGAGCTGCCTATCAAACTGAGTGTTGTAAGCCTGCTCACCAGCCATGAAAGCGTTGATGTCGCGCTGACTCATGTTGCTTACTCCGCCTGCCGTAAACGATCTGTCTAGGAAAGACTTAACATGGCTAGGGGTGTCATCCCTATACATAGCAGACTCAACATCTCCACCAGTGTAAGAGTCAAGCAGGCCCTGGGCCTGTGACTTCTGGAGGTCCTGCTTCTGGTACTCACCAGCCATGCCTTGAAAGGCTTGACCTAGCGTTGCGCCAATCTGGGCATAGGCTTTGCCCATGGATCCCATGGCCTCAACATAGCCAGCCGGGATCTGATTGATTTGTTCAGAAGTGTATTTGGCAAACATGCCGCCACCTGGGTTGCCTTGTGGTGTAGCCATTAGTTAGCTTGGATTAGTTTAAGTCTGGGTTCAACGACAAGGTCCATGGCGGACTTGACGATCCGCTTTAGCAGCGGCTTATCGGAGATGTATTCAGCAAAAGCTTCACCATGCTCTTTGTAAAGCTCATAAAGCCATTCTGGTGCTTCAGTAAGAAGCCACGCACGGAATATCTTCCAATGGTTGTTCTCAGTACCATAGACTTCCCTAGCAACCCAGCACAGCATAGCAAGAGCCATAAGTCCACCGCCAACGGCAGAACCAATGCCAGCCGCAGCACCTGCAGATCGCTGAGCAGCCGCAGCCTTATCCGCATTTTCCTGCTGGATTCTATTGGCACGGATGTTAGCAAGGTACTGAGATTCTGGCTGGAGGAACTGAGATCCCATCTGACCAAAGCTGCCCTGAGCAGCCTGTAGGAGAGCAGGGGTAGAGTACATGTTAGAAGTCTGCAGGGCCGGGTTAAGGTAAGCCTGAGCTCCAAATGCCTGCTGACCCTGAGCCATGCCATATGCTCCCTGAGCAGCCTGTCTGCGTTGATTCATCCGGTTCTGACCCATGTTGTAGGTGTTAAGAACCTCCATGTCTGATCCTTGTCTGCTAAATTGAAGACCTCTGGCCTGAGCAGCGGCCCTTGCAGCCTGCTGTGCCTGGGTGGTTTCTTGAGCGTTAAGAGAAGAGCCCATAGACAGATCAGACATTGTCTGGTTTCCGTAAGTGTTATAGATATCCCTAGCCCAAGGCGTAAGGCTGTTTACAGATTGCTCTGTAGCACTTTGGCCCATTTGACCATACATGCCAAGAAGCTGGCCTCCATATTGGCCCTGAGCTTGGATAGAATCGTCTTGAAGACCTCCATAGATACCCATGAGGTTTCTCGACTGGGATCCGTACAGGAACCGCTGGTAGTCCTGCATCCCAGGCAGCATCTGCCTTTCGGCATCAATTGCTTGTGGGACAATACGCTTCTGAGCGTTTAGCGCACCTAGTGTTTCTTGATAGTATTGAAGAGAGTCACCTGTAAGGCCGGAAGGGTCCGGAGGAGGAGCAGATTGATTTCTTCCTCTATTTCTGAATGCTGATCCAAAAAGTAAACCACTCATAAATTAGGCAGTCTTGTATTTGTAGATGCGGAACTTGGACACAGGGAGAGTTCCAGTTGTAATTATGTCCGTATAAAGAGAGGTGTTTCCAAACATATTTAATTGAGAACCTGAACCTACAAGAACATCTACGGCAACAGTTCTTGCAGTTAAAGCCGTTCCAAGTGGGACTACCCAACTATGCTGAATAGAGCGTGAAGATAATGCAGTAACCCCGCTTGAGTAGTCGCCATCAATTTTTAGATATGCACCTGTTCTAAATGTTTCCGTAGAATACCTGAAAGCATAACTAGCACCATATCCTCTTACCATAGTCCAAGTTCCTTCAATTTCTAAAACCCAGATTTCGTCAGCGGGTTTTGTGAAAGAAGCAGTTGTTACAACAGCAGACTGAACGCCAGCAGAAGCCGCTGACCAAGAAGCAAGCGTCTCCTCTACAATCTCAGTAAGCACATAACCGACAGTACCGTTGACTTGCAACGCCCCTGTAAAATTAGCCGTCCCGCTAGATGTAAATGAACCAGAAGCTGTGACAGACCCAGAGGCTAAAACGCTTTGAGAAAACTTAGCAGAACCATTAACTTCCGTAGTTCCATCAACATACAGGTTTCCAGCAATTGACTTATTTGCAAGGTTCTTAACAAGACCCTTCTTCGTGTACGAAAGCGTTCCAGACCCAGCCGTAGCCGCCGTAGTCATTACATAGGTAAACGAGTTTGTAGCGATGGTAGCCACCCGGAATGTGCCGTTATAACCAGTTCCAGCCGCCGTTACTAGGATGACCTGTCCTACCGTCAAAATGTGAGCCGTAGAAGTGACCGTGACAGTCAAGCCATCCGCAGAGGTGTACGATTGCCCGGTGACGATAGTACCGTCATTAGGCGTAACGAGAATGTCGCTGTTAGCGCCAGCCGTGATAGCGGAGGTTGTGACAGGTACATTAGACCCAAGCACATCAGAGACATTAGCCTCACGCAAGGCCGTGGCAGACAGATCGTACAGCAGGACAGAATCACCAGAGGCAACTGTATTAGCAGCGAGGTTGGTCTGGTCAGTAATGATCCCAGGAAGTATAACGGCACTATTTACATGAGCGTTAAGATTGGCTGCTGTAACCTGTTGAAGAGGCACATAGTCAATTGGGCATTGAATTTGAGGCATTATTTTTGAGATTTATGGTTATATCCAACGACAATTGCGCTGGTTGTTATTGAATGAATTTGGGGTCTTGAGTTAGTTGTAACATACTTAGCCTGAAGGTATTGACCACATTTTCTAACAGGAAGCCTAAGGATCGTGTCTTCATCTGCGTTTATACCATATCGAATAAGTTCGCTTTCAATGTCAGGATTACTTGTTAGTACAGACGCATATACAATGCCGCCACCTGGGGCAAAAATATCTGTTTGAATACCAGAGAAACGCTTTTCTTTGTTTGTGTCAAAAGAGTATGCTCTAGTTATTAACTGACCTTGGATCTGGTTAGCTTGGAATTCAGATGCTTGAAGGATAGCTGAAGCAGTGTTTAACACAAAAGTGTCAACCTGTCCTGCCCCCGGAAGGCGAGGAAGACCTGTAGCACCGCCGTACTCATCCCAGTTGTTTTCTTCTAACAAAAACACGCCCTCTTCGCCATCTATCGCAAACAAGCGTCTTTTGCTTCCACGCTTTGCTACAATAAACTGTTTAATGTCAAAGTTTTCCGGGTAAACATCAACGGATTCCCATGCTTTGTTAACAAAATTATACACCAATACGGCGTTATTTTTAGTGCTAGAATCAAGAGGAACAGCTATGTAGTATCTGTTTTCCCAGTAAATTGCCGTAGCCTTGTCTACATAGTTATAATTTACTCTAGCAATGACATCGTTTATTGGAGCTGAGATCGGCTCAGCCAAAGCAAGAAGTCTCATCCCTTCAGGGGTATTTACCCCACCCTGAGCGGCTCCGGCAGGATTAAGCATATAGATGCCATTATCCGAAAGGAATAGAATCCCTCCTGCAGCTTGGATGGCAGACCCCCTGGCAATGCATCCAATATCGCTAGCAAGCGACTTTACATAAGAATTGGACTCCTGGGCCGCTTGACCATCTAGCTCGGCTCCTACGCCAACAGCGCAATAGAAGACGCTGTTACGCATAAAGATCACAAACTCGTTAAGGGTCCATGGAGTTATGGCAATTAACCTGTCGCTGGATCCATCATTGATATTAAACATATCAAGAGCAGACCAGGCATTGTCATCTAGGTAGTGACTTACGCTAAAGCTATTTCCATCTGTTTGAACAATGTGACGGTTGCCGTAATAAACAGCCTGCCGTGTAGGTGGATAGTTATGATGGGTTCCTACCCCAGGTGTAACAACTGATCCTGCAGTGTTAACCCCATTCCATCTTAAAACAGACTTGGAAAATCCCCGGCAAATATAGACATAGCCAATTCCTTGAGCCTGATACACATCAACATCGTCAGACGCAATTATTGTCTCTCCAGCCGGAAAGGTAACAGTGTTTTCTATTGCCTGCGTTTCCTGATTGTAGACAGCTATTCTGTCTGAAAATACAAGGATCATCCTTTCAGTGCCATCTGATTTAGTGTAAGAACAAGCACCATAGATGTTCCCTAGGGCAGCTAAACCAGCATCAGTAAGACGCTTAGTACCTTTGCGTAGTATTGCTATACCACGATCCATCCGGAAATTCTGGGATTTAGAAACATAGTTCTTGCCCAAATTCAACGGATTGTCCCTTGAGTTCAAGCCGATGAACCCCTGGTCACCATCGACTAGATACTCTCTAGCTGGCATTACTTACCTGTGATGGAGTGCCAGATGGCAAGGAGTTTGCCGGAGTAGCGAGCGCCGACATAGATACCGCCAAGGAGCGAGATGGAGATCAGAATTAGGGTAAGCATATTAGGCAGGGAGAGAGATTTTGAGACGCTTGAGTTCAGCCTTCAGTTCGGCTTCGGTGGGCTTGGAGATAAGGGTCAGTTGTCCGTAGTATTTTCCGTCCTTCTTGAGTTCGGAAATCAGTTGGGCTTTAGTGCCTTGAACAAAGGCAACCCAACCCTTTGGGAGTTTTTTAGGAGCAGTAGTCATTGTTATACAGTCTCATCGTAGTAGCCGCCAGTTCCGTCATTACTCCAATAATAAGAAGTAGTGCCATCACCAGTGATGTAAGTTCCATAGGCATAATAAGAACCCCCGCCTGTTGCTGTGTACCCACCAGAACCATTCCACTTGTAACTTGTAGTCGTTCCGTTGTCGAAATAATTACTACTTCCAGAAGGTACTTCTGTTTGATTGTTTGAATTGTAAATCAAGGTGTTATCGGCGTAGAATGAACCTAATGTAATAGACTCAATAGCACCAGCACCGTCCCAAGCGTAGGTATCGTACTTGCCGTTATTATGGTAACTGCTACTTCCCGAAGGCACTTCAGCCTGTTGATCAGTTGAAGGAGAACCAACAATTAATGTATTGTCGGCATAGTAAGCCCAATCTCCGCTTACAGTAGAACTCCCAGTACCATCGTGTGTAAATACTTCAACCTTCACCTCTGAGTCAAAGTAAGTTCCTTCGTGGGGGGCTGGCATCTCAACAGGAGTCTGTGTTGATGTAATAGTAGTAATAGTCCCGCTTGTAAAATACTCAATATTCGTAGCGGTTGACCAATCGGTGTAAGTGCCTCCAGACCCATCATTCTTTACCGTAACATCGCAGAATTGACTAGGATATGCAATTGCGTCAACAGTTACTGACTCACCGCCCTCGGCAATCGGATATACGACATTGTTCAAAGTGCTGTTGTACGACCCATTAGCAGGGAAGGATGGGACGCTAGGAAACGAAACGATGTTCCCGAACCCGGTACGGCTAGTGCCGGACGAGATGCCTGTGCCGATCCGATGGAGGTCAACGCCCATTATGCCGTGGCGTAGGCGATATGGACAGGGGTAGCAGCGGTATCAGAAACACAACGCACGATGCCGTTGTAGTTATCAAGCGAGATGCTTTCGCCAGCCTTGACCTTCAGGCCGTCCGTGCCAGTCGCAGCAAAGAACACAGTCACCAGGGCCGTAGCGTGTTGGTTCTGGATGATGACGCTAATGCGGCGTTCAGAAGCTGTTGCAACCGCAAGGGCAGTACTAGCACTAGTGCCTACAGTTACTGTAGCGTGAATAAATTTCCGGATAAAAGGAGAGGAGAAGGAGATGTTTGACATGTTAGTATGGATTGTTAAATCTAAGTTTAGGCATCTGGCCCTGTTGTCTGAGAAGTTTGTCAACTTCAAGATCCATGGCAATTGATGCATCGTTTTCCGCAGCATTAGCTGCTTCAAATTGAAGTTCTGACCTAAGGTTATCAGCAACAAAAGCTCTAGTCAAATATGTGCCAAAGATATACGGCAGTTCGACTTTTTCCCACTGTGCGCTGTTGGCAGTAGGATTAGTGCCTGGGGTGGTAGAGCTGACTAGGCAGGTATAAAAGTTGCCAGCATGAGGCCTGCCAACGACAGGTGTATAAGTACCAGAAGTAGATCCCGAATCAAAATAGACTTGGGAACCAAGGTAATAGGTAGTCGTGTTGTCATATTTAGACCCAAAGATTGTAGGCTTTTTAATCCTGTAGCGGACCCATACAGATGTAAGGTTGTCTAAGTTAAAGAGAAGTTTATTAGAACCATTCTCTGAATATAGATCAAACGGAACGCTTAAGGCTTTATTGGTAACCCTAGGATCGTTGTTATAACAATCAAAGATTTCTCCGGCATCACTTGGCATTGCGGCTGACTGTACGCCATTTCCATCAATAGTGATAGCAACGCTTACAATCTTAATAAGCTCAGGCCACTGCTGTGACTCCCAGGCCATGCGTAGACGCTGGTTGGTAATGTCACGAACCTGCCCAAATGTCTCATCAGAGATGAAATAACGATCAAGGCCTGCTAGTTGCAAGGCCTCGAAAAGTATGGTGCTGAAATCAGTTGTTCTCAAATTTTCTTTCCAAATTGATCGACAAACTCTTTGGCCCCACCGACCATGGTGCGCTTGCCGTAATTTACACCGCAGTTAGGATTGTCCCGAAGGAACTCGTCCATAAAAGCTTTATCGCTCCAACATTCGTATCCAAGTCTATGGCCCCAGTAGTGGTATGATTCCGGGGGAATGCTAGCAATCTTTCTGCCAAGCTTACCCATATCCTTGGCTTCAAGGTTTTTGTGAAAAGCACCAAGCTGATCAGCATGATGCCGTGCAGAGGCCTCCTGCATCCGCCACCCGGTCAGAAGCTCCCTTTCCACATCCTTGCGGAGATGGTCTGGGATAACTTCTGCCAGGTGTTGGACCAGGCCGTTCACTTAAGCCGACAGATCAAGCTTACCGAAAGCGAGGGGGTTGTGGACCGCAAGAGCAGCCACAGCCTCGATAAGGCGAGCGGGACCAGCACCATAGTCCGGAAGTTCTGTCACCTGAGCGACATTACCGCCGTACTTGATTTCAACCTTGTCAAAGGGAATCAGGTAACCCTTGTTTTCCGAAAGCAGGAACACGGAAGGATGCAGACGGACTCTGCCGAAATCGCCTTCAAACACATCGATAGACGAGATGTAAGAGGATTCGCCCTGCTCTCTGTTAAGAGTGCGGACAACGGAGGCAGCGGAGGAGTTAGTAGCACCTGTTTCAACCTTGGTCGTGAAGGCCAGGTTCGTGAAGGCACGCTTGACAGCAGTACCGACAAGACCATCGACATCACGGAACTGACCAGTCTGGTTGAACATCGAGGTCAAGACATCCTGAATCGATGTTTCGGTAAGAGCACCAGAAGCGATAGATCCAGTAAGTCTGGAAGCATCTGGGAGTCTCCAAGCAGCAGGGACGGCGTAGAGGGTGTCGTGACCATCAGCCGAAACGCTGGCCTGATTGGTAGCACCAGAATGCGTCAGCCACTTGTCGAGACCTCTGGTGAGGTAAGGAACGGAACCAGTTTCGTCCTGAACACCGGAGTTACCGCAGAAGGTCTTTTCCATGTCGCGCTTAAGCATCGTGATGCCCTTAGCGACATTGTTAGCAAGCTCGTCACGGACACCAGCAACATTAGCGATGTCGAGCGAGAGCTTGGAAACTCTGACAGCTCTGCGGAAGATCTGGATGTTGTTCGACAGCTCAGCTCTGTACTGAGTGCCGCCGTTGTTGACATAATTGTCATAGGCAGACACATCCGTGCCATCGATGACACCACCAGTCTGGGGAGACGGAAGGGAATCGACCTGCCAGCGGAAGTGAGTGTTGCCGGGTTTGGAACCCTTCTTCGCCATGGAGGTGAAGGGGGTTTCCTTTGCGTCAACAAGGGAGATCAGGTCAGCAAGGTCTTCACGCTTGCCGCTGACGATGTTTCTTTCTGTAAGAAGGGCCATAGTAGTATATTTTCTGTATAGGGGGGTTAGAGGATAGATTTGAGATAATCTGCAAGGTCCTCGGATCGTGTAGTTTGCATGAACCGCTGCTTGGACTCTTTCGCACTAGTATCTCTTTGCGATTGAGTGGCCGGAGCATATGAAGACTTGGGAACTACAGGTGCTCTATTAACTGAACCAGCGGTGTTTGCCTTGAGCTTGGCTTCCCGGCTGGTAAATCCTGCAATATAATCACCAACTACGACCTTATAGTCAGGGAACTTGGTAATCTCAGGGAACGCACTGATAAACTTATCGGCTATCACTCGTTCTCTGGCTTCCTTTTTCTTCCACCAAGAGTACTCGCTCTCGGCGTAGGTGTCCATCTTTACCTTTTCTGTGATAAAAGCAGCCTGCTTTGGCAGATGCTCATCTAAGGCTTTCAGGGCATTAAGCTTGATTTCCTTTACCTGTCTTGCGGAATATTCGGACTCAGATCCGTCTGGATTGGTTACGGTGCAACCATCAGAGTTTTCTTCGGCCCAATATCTAACCTTCCTGGCCTTATCCATTTCGTTCCTGATTTTGTCAGGAGAATCGAGATGGGAGTAAGGGTTGTCCGTTCTAACAACAGGAACCGGCACTTCTGTCGTTCTGTTATTAGCTTCTTCCAACTCAGCCTTAAGTCGCTCAATTTCAGCTTCAGCCTGCTTTCGCTTGGCAGTCAGCTTATCAATGCGCTTCTTAAAACCCTTTGGTAGGTTTTCCGCTTGGTCTTCGTTGTGTTCTTCAGTCTGTGAAGGAACTTCTTCGCCATCTTCGGCTACTGCTTCGGATTCCTCCGGAGAGCTAGCATCTTCATGGGCTTCCGCTGTATTGTTCTCGTCCTCAGCGGTGGTCGTATCTTGCGGGTCGGCTGCAAGATCTCCTCTGAGCATTTCTGCTAGAGATTCTGTTGTAAGAGGCCCGACTGCCTCATTCGTGGACTTTTTAGAGTCGTAACCACTATTCGACTGTTCTGTATTGGACATACGATAAGTTCGTAAGAGACTTTATGATTGTATCAGGGAATGGGCGGTCCCAGGGCCGTGTGCGTTATATATCTCCGGAAATCAATGACTGTCAATGACACGCACGATTCTAGTAAGATTCCGCAACACTCATCACTTTTGGATCCTGCCAAGTCTTACCATGGCATCGTGGCGTTCACTTTTTAGAACCATTAGCAAATCCTTAATTGCTTCTACCTTTCCGCATGCATGTGCTCGCTGATCAACCGGAATATCAAATCTAATTGCGTTGTCCGTCTCAATGTTGCTTGCGTTGTCAAAGACAGAGCAAATTACAAGCCATGCATCTTCATCGATCTGGCCTAGGCAGTTAAGCTGAGATTTATTCAAAGGTTTCATTGAGGCATCTGAGGCATCTGTCCGTTAACTACCTGAGTTTGCTGCTGCAGCTCAGGACCAACAGGAGACACGCCTTGTCTTCCAATCTGCTTGTTCTTCTGCTGTTCAACGGACATCTGAAGGTTCTTTGTGTAGTTCTGGAAGATAAGACTAAATGTTTGGTCCATCTGAGCGGCCTGAGCGGCCTTAGGATTGCTTTGCATGACTTGCTGCATGATCTGCATCTTGGCTTCTGCCGCAGGGTCATTTTCAACATACTGAGGCTCCATACCAAGCATCATGATGGCAAGGTCAGTCTTAACTTCCTTTTCCATTCTCTGAGTGGCTGTAGCCTGCTCAATAACGATTTCCTTAGCAATGTCAGGAGAGATAGACTCACAAATCTTCATGATAAGCTTATTTCTGTCGATGATGCCACCGCTATCAAGAGGAATGACAAACTGCGTGATCGCGCTGAGCTTTTCGCTCACCCAGGCCGGGTTAAGTTCATTAACATCAAACGAAACCGCAAAATCAAACTGACCAGCGATGTCGGAAGACTTCTTAGAGAGCTCAAAGTTAGTGACTCTCTCAATTTCGGCAGCGTCCATGTACTGCAGAGAAAGCTGGAAAATCTGCTGATAAATTCTTGCCCAGACGGACAGCCAGTTATCAATCATGACCTGTTGCATCATAGCGGTGCGTTCCGGCTGGATCTGAGGGTGCTGTAGACCAAAATACTCGGCACAGTTGTGCTTAACTGTCTCGATCAAGTTAAAAGCTAGCTGAGGATTACCTCTTGGCGGCTCAAGGAACTGATAGTCATCAGGAGTAGACACAGGCAACTGCATGCCTGGACCGATAGAGCCAACATAGCCGTTGCGCTTCTTAACCTTGATGGGAGGAAGCGTTTCAAAGGCAGTTCGGTCTCTCAGGGCATCATGCTGAGCCTTAATTTCATACTGGTCAGTAATAACAATCTCCGGTACTCCTCTAGACTCACAAAAGATCTTTCGGATGTGTTCTCTTCTGTAGGAGACGAAAGGATAAGCACCATGCGAATAAGCAAGTCTTTCGTGCTTAGCACAACTGTCGCTGCGAATGAACGGATTAAAGATAGTGTAGAAAATGCAGGGTTTGCCGTCTTCACCAATCTGCTTGGCATAAGAGTAGACAATTTCGATCAGGTTGTTGCCTCTGTACTGCTGGTTAGTCAACAGGGCGGCTGCAGGAACAATGTTAGGGTCATTATACCATGTATGGCTACCGCTGGTTTGAATCACTTCTTCAACAAACTCTTTATCCCAGCCATCCGTTTCAATCATGGATCTGACCTCTACTTCGGTCATGAAAACTCGTCTAAAGATGATTCTGGCTTTTTCCAGCTCGATAGTTTCCGGGGGGAAGGCAATTTCATCAAACGGCTTTAAGGCCGTAATGGTAGGAAGGTTTCTGACGATAGAGTCAAAGAAAACAGTAGCCGTTCCGTTTTCACGGAGGTCCTTAAGCATCTTTCTGACCTGTGTGTCATCAATAGGAACAACGCTAAGAATAATATTAGAGTTAAAGTCATCCTTTGACGGCTCCATTATGTTCTGACAAAAGTCTCTAAGAACAGTGTTGGGATCTGTCTGTTCTGCTGTAGCTTGGATTTCCGCAAGCTGCTCCATCGTGATTGTCTCCGGTCTCTTACCAATTTGCTGGTCCCAGCCCACATGCATGACAGACCATCCGTACTGTTCAGCATATTGAGCAAGAAGATGAGCTTCCCGGCGCACTTCCATGCCAATCTTGTTATCAAGAATCCAAGACATGAGCGTTGTGGCGGCAGCAGCCATAGCTGCATCCTCAAGGGTGATTCCATTAACCTTTCTTCTGGACTTGCTCCAAGCAGCCATCTTAACGGCTACAAGCTCATTGATAAGCTTATCGGCAAGACGGACACGGACATCAGAAGCACCTTCAAACGGCATAGCAGGATCTTGGTCCTGGCGATAGTCGCTGTGCTTCTTGCCGTCTTCAGTTTGGCCTTCCCATCGACAAAGACGCATATCGTCATTGGCATTGAGCTTGGCAATGTTGGCCCCATTATAGAGCGATCTTTGCAGTTCGTGCTGCAAAAGCTTGATGTCAGGCTTACCATCATTGATGGCTAGCTTGTCGCGCTTGTCTTTATAGTCGTTTAGCATTTTTGATTATATGGTTTATAAGGTCATCCCTGAAAAATCTGTTGTGGCCTCCTTTGGTCTTATATGTTTTAAGATCTCCGGATCGCCTTAGCCTATCGAGGTAGTTCTCGTCTAGGCCGCAGAAACGCCACGCTTCTGATCTCGAAAGGAGCAGGGGAACTCCTTCGATGTTAATATGAATGTCCGCCTCTAGGCTTAAAGGTTTGTTCATTAATGTAGATAGGGTCCATTACTGCAAGATAGCGTAGACAATCGATAGGGTCCTTAGTAGCACCCTTATCTCCGTCTTGGCCTGTCCATTCCTTCATGCAATAGATAAGATTTTCGCACTGTTCAGACACAAACAGCTTGGGCTGATTCAAATAGGTTACAGGCTGAGATTGGTCGTAGAAAAGCCAGTCATTGACGATTGCAACGCCTTGATCAATGTTAATTCCTGAGGAAGGAAGGAAGTCTAGTCCGGTTTCTCCGCTAGAAAGCAGTTCAACGATAGATATGCCTCCCTCAAGGGCAGCTGCCTTGGTTGCACCAGCTCTAGGGTCAATATATCGCTCTACAATCTCTTCTTCGCCTTCCAAGTCCTTTATTAGTTCTTGGATTTCTGCAATACCCATTCCGGCCCCATTGCGTTGGGCGGATCCGGCTTTTCCATCGGCTTTTTCACTGGGTAAGGCCCATTCGCCAACACTTTGGTCGGGCCATTCACGATATATATAGCGGTTGTCATTCTTGTCTATTCTGTACCAGAGCATGAACCAGTTTCTCGACCCTGCTGGGTCGCAGACCATATAATTGGTCCCTTCCCTGGGTATAGTGTCACTTTTGATAATGTGCGCCTCTCCGAACCTAGGGAATTGAGCACCCGCAAGAGACTCGGCCCATCCATAGGCTCTAATCTTAACCTCGTATTTGTTTTTGCCAGACAACGCTTGGGCAAGTTGGTCATATGGGTTGTATGGATTAAAAACCGAATGAAAAAAGATTATTCCAGCATTATTTGTTCTAGCAGTTCCGATATAAGGCATATGTCCGGGCCTGCAGCCTGTAACATGTATTTCGTCCTTAGGGAGAAGCTTTGCTTCTCTGGTTTCAATGATCCTAGAGCCGGAAATGTAGTTCTTAACGACCTGGGAGAACCCTGTAATAGGGGTAAAGGTAACAATCATCTTACCACGGCGGGTAATAACACGATACCTAAGGGTTTCCAGCCAGTCCAAAGGCACTAGTTCATCGCACCACACCATATCGACCTCACCGCCCTCAATCACATCGCGCTTCTGAGCATAATTCATGAAGAAGCACTGAGATCTGTTGGGAAGAACAAACGATCCATCAGAGAAACCGTTCTTTTGGCTGTACTGAACATTAGTAATCTTAGATTTCTTGGCGTTCTTGTACTCGGCAGGCAGATACTTATAAATAATGTTCTGCTGCATCTGGATCGAGGACTTATCTGTCGTGTGAAGACACCAGACTCTAGCATCAGGCTTTGAACAGAGTAACTGTACTATGCGTTTTGCGGCCCACTCTGTCTTTCCGGCTCGGTTGCCGCCCATAACAAGCACTTCTGTGCTTGTTTCAAGCAATTTATCAGCGTCCTTCCAATGAAAAGGCTCGTAGCCGTGTCTATAGGGGTCTAGTTTTTCAGCAAGGATCTTATCTTCTCTGAGCTGAAGGAGTTCCGCTAGCTTTTCCGGGCCGTGTATCTTGGAAAGCTCAAGCAGTTCGGTCTCAGTGGGAGCCACTAAGACAGGATGCGGAGTTGGAGCGAACTGCTTCAGTTACTTTGACTTAAACTTAGGAAACTTCTTAGAGGAAGGGCTAGCCGCTTTGATGGGCTTGTTACCCCCGGAGATTCCCAGGTCATTCAAAAGGTTCTTAGTAAATGCGTTCTTAATGCCGACTTTGTTCTTTTTCATAGGTAAAGGTAATTCATGACATTATAGTCATCATCATCATCGTCCTCCTCCTCGTTTAGAAGGAGAGGATTGATCTTTCGGAAACCGACTTCCTTTTTTGGAGCCATATTCCTTGTTCTTTGTGTCTTTGTAAGTTTTGCCCATGTTTACTGAGAACGCATCGCCTTTTGAGCAGATGTATATTCAATTGGTTCTTTATCTCTTTGACCGCTTCGTCCCTTGGGGACATCAACTCTGGCATCAATAGAGTCAGACTCGGCCTTGTATTCAAGGAACTTCTGGACGGCAGCTTTTTCTCTGGCGTTAAGTCTGTTGAAATCCTTGTCTGCATTCATGCGACCAAAGAAGATCTCAGCGTCTTCAGGCGGGAACGCTCCAGCAGAAGCAGATCCGGTTGCGGCAAGCATGCCAGTAGTGAGACCAGCAAGACCCAGGGCTTTGTTAGGAATTGAGCTGGAAATTTTCTTAAGCTTGTCTGCAATCGACTTGTCTATTTTCTTGGCATTCTTTAAATCAGTTTCAACATTTTTTAGGGTCCCTTTTAAGAGTTTCATTTCTACTTTGCTGGCTCCAGTGTTCTCTGCAATTTTAACTTCTCTCTTGGCTTTGAAAACCCAGTCTTTAAGTTCTGCCATCCAGCTGGGCATACCAGTCCAGCTGTTTTCATTAATAGTCCTGTCAAAAGCAGCGTTCTTAGCGTTTTGCTTTCCAGCTTCATTATTTGCCTGTCTTTCGGCCTGTCTCATTGGGCTGTTAGCAGGCTTGCCTCTTTTAGAAAGACCTGGGTCACCTGGAGATCCAGAAGGTTGAGACGGCCTCATTTCGCTTTCAAAAGGCTGCTCTTGTGGAGTGCCGCCTCCACTTTCATTAGAAGTAGGCGTAGACATTTCCCCAGTGTCTTCACTGGTAGACATCATGCCTTCTTCCGGAACAGATCCACCAGCCATCTCAGTAAAAGAAGTCGGCGCATCTTCAATCTCCGGCTCATTACGAGGAATGGTATTGTTCATGCTCTTAACGCCACCGCCAGGAGGCTGCATAAACCCAGGCTGCTGGGGGGCCTGGGGTTGCTGCATCTGCTGCCCAGGTTGCATCTGCGACATGGGATCGCCCATGTAGGAAATCGGACCGCTTAGCTGAATGTCTTCATAAGCCTTAAGGTACTTCTTAATCTTCTTAGTCCCTTCTTCCTGCTGCCGGACCTGCATCGCAAGATTTTGCATCTGCTTCTGGTGCTGGGGCTGGTTCATGAAAGCAGGGGCAAGGCCAGCCATCATCTGGGACGGATCGCCCATATAGGAGGAAGATTGGGGTTGAGAAGGGGGTTGAGGCATAAGTGCTATTAGTTTTACTTAAACACCGTATCAGTCAAGAGGTCACAGCTGAAAGTGTTCACCATCAGGATTTTCCCCATTTGCCGTGCTCAAAGCCATTAGAGCAAACTGGTTCATCATGTTGCGTGCGTCCTCAGGGCTGATCTCCTCGCCCCCCTTGTGCATCAATATCTTAACAACCCCATCAGGACACCAGAGCATTGTGGCCCCGGCGCTAACCTTATGCTTTGCCGAAATGTCCTTGATTGCATTCATAAGCTCGGCCTCCAGCTGCTCATGATTAATCTTAGGCTTCCGTTTAGCCATGTTACATCTTTCCCTTGAATCTGGGATGACGAGCCACAACCCACCCCATGCCGTCTCGCCTAATCGGAACCTTCATTTGCTTAGTAAATTTTGTAGCATCCCCACACTTAACCATAATCTTGCCATGAGCGACAGACTGGCACTCAAGGATCCGCTTGTTCAGAAAATCAGCCTTAGTTACTAGAACTTCATGATTATCTAGCAAAGCCGTTACAGCCAGCTTCAGCGGAGGGATCTCCTGGCCCTTGACAACCTCTGCACATAGCCATTCCACCCCTGTAAGGGTCCACAGAACACCTTGGAGCTTCTCAGGCTTGTTACCACCCTCCTTAGCCCAAGACCCGGCTGGAGCCTTATCTCTAAGCTGCTTCATAGCGTCTCGGCCCAAACCGAACCGCTCCCTAAGTGATTTCTCAGTCATTGACATTTTGGAAGGGGGATTAAG